CGACTGGAGATCGCCGCGTCGAGGTCGGTCTCGACGAGCAGGCCGTAGCTGCCGGCGGCGCCGTAGGTAACCGTGGCGGCGTTCCACACGGCGTCGGCGATCACGCCGTCCGAGGTGGCGTCGGCGATGCTGTAGCCCGTTTTGTCCCAGTTGGACAGTGTGGTCACGGTGCCGACCGTGGTGCCGTCGAGGTCGATGGTGGTGCTATCCTCGTCGAGGGCGGTAAGTGTGCGCGTCTCGACCGCCCACACGGCCGCCGCGTCGTGTGTGGACCAATCGCCCTTGCCGTTGAGGGCGGCGGCGCCGATCTCGCCGGCGTCGAGTGTGCCGGCCACGTCATCGAGATCGATGCCGATGTTGCTGTCCTCGGTAAGCGTCGAAGTGCCGATGGTGGCGCCGGGATCGTGGCCGCTGAGTGTGTTGAGGTCGCTGGCGTCGATCCGTGTGGCGTCGTCGACCACGGCGTCGCGGATCTGGTCGGTGGCGTCGGAGCCTTCGACCTGGCGTGTGTTGGCATCGAGGTAGTCACTGCCCGCCACCATCGAATCGTAGGTGTTGGCGGGCACCACCATCACGTCCTTCCACGCCTGCAATTTGCCGGACACGTAGACCTGGATGGTGAGCCGCCCGAGCGTGCCGGTGTCGGTGGTGTCCAGCTCGAACCTGTGCATCCCCTGCCAGCCGTGGGTGCTGGCGGCCGTCGAGTTTTTCGTGGTGGGCGCGCCGCCGTTTTTGTAGACGCGGACGCAGGTGTAGGGGATGGTGGCGGTGTAGGGCGTGGCGGCCGTGGCGGTGTCGACGAACGGGCCGAGGGTGATCGTGGCCGCCGTGCTCTGTTTCAGGATCTCGGCCGCGGTGTCGAGGGCACAGCCGAGGAGTAGGAGGCCGACCAGGACGCCCACGACCAGGTGCTTGATGCCTGGGCGTCGCCAGTCGCCGAATGTGAGCCATCGCGTAGGCACGCTCATCCCTATCTCCTCATCCGCTGGTAGTGGAGCCAAGCTGCCACAGGGCTCCCGCCCGCCGCCGCCGGCGTGTAGTCTATGGTCAGCGTCGGGCGCAGGGAGGCCGTGGCATAGTTGCGGGAGCGATAGGCCGCCACGTCTGCAGTGCCCTCGTCGTCTGAGATGTTGATCGTGCCATAGTTCGGGTCGCCATCGACGAGGAAGTCCTCATACCACGGCTGGACATTCCACGTTTTCCAGCCGGCCGTGGACGTGACGCTCAGGCTATTGGCCGTCGCCGTGCGGTCGTTTGTGGTATCTCCGCAGCCGGCCGTCGTCCACGTCACGGAGCCGTGCTTGGCCGAGTTCCACGTCACCTCTCCGGCGTTGGCAGCGGACCATGTGCCCGTGCCCTCGCCCCACTCGCGCCTCACGCGAGCCGACGAGACCGCCATCGGCGAACTGCCCGCCCAGTAGGTGTACAGGTAGAGCGCGAGCGTGGCCGAGTTGACCGCAGAGCAGGCGCCTATCGCACTGAGGTCGAACCGGCAGAGGTAGCGGTACTTCTCGCCACCAGCCCCCGTCGTGTAGCCGAGGCTGAAAGCTTGCGCAGCACCGTCATTCTTGTCCACATAGCTGGCATTGCTTAGGATGTCGGCGTCGGTGCATCCGCTGTAGCTGTCCACGCCCTCCTGGTAGGTCACTGTGGTGCGCAACGACTTGGCGTGGTCGACGGCCGTGACGGGCAGCGATTGCACCATCCGCCCGCCGGCGATCCGCCACCGCTCGCGCCAGCCCGATCGGCCCGTCGCGTCGCGGGGGTCGGCCACCCACGCAGGCACCAGGCGCTGGCGGCAGCCCTCCCCACGCATCTCAATCGGGCGATCCGTGTCGTGCTCGGCATCCTGTTTGCCGGCGACGTGGCGCGTGAGGCCGGGCGGCAGCGTGATGTCGAAATCCAGCCCCCACCGCTGGGCGGCGGGCGGCAGTGCGGCCTTGAGGGCGGCACGGCGTTCGTCGGAGATCACGAACTCGTCGAGCACCTGGTCGGCCACGTAGCGCACGCTGTAGGTGGTGCCGTCGCCGTGGCGCCAGGTCAATCGCCCCTGCTCGGCTGCCGATGCGTCCAGTGTCCAGGCCGACAGGTCGATCTCCGCCAGGCGTTTGCCGGCGATGGCCGTGCCAGCGAGCGACGTGAGCCCACGGAGCTGGAACGTGAGCACGTGCCCGCGATGCGTGAGGATGGCCCGGCCGTCGGCCCGCACGCTGAGGCGGTGGACGCCCTGGTCGGCCACCCATTCGGTGCCCACCTGGCGGAACCGCTCGCGTGTCGGCTGCCAGGCGTTGGCCGCGTCGCGGTAGTATTTGGGGTAGGCGTAGAGGGTCACTGTGCGCCGGCCGTTGGGGAGGTCGACGCGGTCGGCGTAGTGGCGGATCGGCACGGCGCCGCCGGCGGCGATGGATGCGAGGGCGGCGAGGGCGAGGAGTGGCCAGGCGCGGCGGCCACGTGGCCGCGTGTGGGGCGTTTGGTGTGTGGGGCGTGTGTTGTGTCGCATCGGCGATGTCTCGCACCAGGGGGGGGGGCACAGGCCGCCCGTGTGGCTCTACATCGGGCAGGCGGTGACGGCGAATGTGAACGATGCCGCCTGGCTGTCGTCGACGACGGCCCAGCGGACGCGCCATTCGTCGCCGAGGAGGTTGCGGACGGCGGCGGCTCCGAGTGCGGTGCCGACCTCGAACTCGGCGGTGGCGAGCTGGGCGGTGACTTTGGTGATGTAGCGCGCCGCCCCCGTGTTGCCGGCGTGCTGGGTGAAGTGGGCGACGTCCGTCCAGTTGGTGCCGTCGAGTTTGGTCTGGACGTAGACGTCGAGCAGGTCGGCGGCGGTGGATTCGTCGGCGGTGACGGCGAGGGTGAACGCCATCGCATTGGTCATCCCAGGGAGCCGCACGCTGGTGCCGTTGCCGGTCTCGGTGCGGGCGGCCGAGGCGACGAGTGCGGTGGCGTCGTGGTCGCGTTTGATCTCAAGGGCCATGTGTGTCGTCTCCTACATCGGAATGGCCGTCACGGAAAAGGTGAACGCTGCGGACACCGAGCATCCGCGTTCGATGTGCCAGCGGACGCGCCACTCGTCGCCGTGGAGGTTGCGGACGGCGGCGGCGGCGAGGCCTGTGCCGACCTCGAACTCGGCGGTGGCGATCTGTGCGGTGTGGCGGATGATCCGCCGCACGGCTCCGCCGTTGCCTGTGACGGCCGCGAACCTGGCGACGTCGGTCCAGTTGGAGCCGTCGAGCTTGGTTTGTATGTAGACGGCGAGCGTGTCGCCGAGGATGCTCTCTGCCGCCGTGACGTCGAGGGTGAAGCAGAACGCGTTGACCTGGTAGGGCAGGCGGTGGCTGTCGCCGGTGCCGTCGGCCAGCCAGTCCTCGCCCGTGTCGTGGGCGGCGCTGGCCATAAGCTCGATGGCGTCGTGGTCGCGTTTGGTTTCGAGTGCCACCGCTGTCTCCTCGGCGGGGTGGCCGGGGGCGGAGTGCCCCCGGCCAACGGCTATGGCGGCTGCTATTCGGCGGCGGTCGCCGTCCAGTCGATCAGCATGCCCTTCTCGCCTGCGAGGTTGACCACGTAGATGGGGTCGACGATGACGAACGTGGCGCCGGTGATGACCTCGGTGATGTTGTCGGCGTTGTCGGCCACCTGGCAGAAGATGCGCGGGCCAATGAACCCCGTGGAGGCGGTGATGGTGTCCTTGACGGCCAGGTCTTCGCTGCCGAACGTTTTGATATGGCAGTCGTGGATGCAGATGTCGTCGGACGCGGTGGTGCGGCACTCGATGGCTCCGACGTCGAAGTTGCCGATGATGTGGCAGTTGCGGATCACCGCGTGGTCGCACTCGTCGAGCATGATGGCGCTGTCGCCGCCGTCGCCCGACGCGCCGATGCAGCGGAAGCCGTCGATCAACAGTCGGAGTGCGTTGTCGGTCACAATGATGTCGGTGGCTTCGCCCGTCACGTCGCGGTATTCGCAGTTGATCACCGCGCAGTCGTTGCCGGTGATTTCGAGCACGCCGGTGGTGGCGTCGATGCCGCCGAGCAGTCGGATGTTCTCAAGCGAGCATCCGTTGGCGGCGAGCTTGAGGTCGGCCGCGACGTCGGTGTCGAACGTGATGGTGGGCATCAGGCGGCCGTGGACGTAGCCGAGGACGCGGACGCCTGCGGCATCGACGTCGATCCCGCTTTCGGCCGAGACGGTTTCGGCGTGGCAGGCCGCGACGTGGATCACATCGCCGCGGTCCGCCGTGCACTTGTTGACCGCCGCGTCGATGGTGGCGAGCGCCTGCGCCCAACTCTTGCCGCTGTTGTTGGCGTCGGAGCCGGTGCGCGAGTTGACATACCAGTCGGACCCCATCGTGCCCTCGGATGCGTCGGCGATGGCGGTGCCTACGGTGCCGTCGGCGTCCACGCAGTAGTTGTTGAACCACGAGCAGTCGGCGGCGACGATGGCGGCGGTGGGGTCGATGCCCGTGCTCTCGATGCAGTTGTTGGCGATAATGCCGGTGGTCGTCGCGGTCAGCTCGATCCCCGGTTCGCCGTCCTTGACCTTGATGTGGTTGCGGACGATGTAGAGGTTGGTGCAGGCGGCTCCGTCGGAGATCGCCGCCGTCGAGTAGTTGCCGACGAACACGTTGTCCTCGATGCGCACGCGGCTGGCCGCCGCCGCGATGTCGATACAATCGGTGCAGCTCGCGTCGGCCGCTGCCGTGCGGAACGTGTTGCGGCGGATGATGGTGTCGTGGTTGCCGCTGGTGAGTTTGAGGGTGAGCACGAATTCGTCGGTGCCGGCGGCCTCGCCGACCAGGAACTCGCAGTCCTCAATCACGGTGCCCGTGACGCCCGTCTCGATCTCGACGCCGATGAGCGTGCTGGTGATTCCTGGCCGGAACGTCAGGTTGCGGATCAGGCAGTCGTTGGCTCCGATGTCGAACGCCGAATCGGCCGCGTCGTAGTCGAAGCGCGGGCGTTTGCTGCCGGAGCCCAGCCCGATGATGGAGATGCCTGCCACGTCGACGTCGATGCTGGTGCTGGTCGCGATGTCCTCGGCGTGGCCCGGCAGCACGTAGATCACGTCGCCGGCCTCCACGTTGGCGTGGGAGATCGCATAGTCGAGCGTCAGGAATGCTCGGTCGGGGTTGCGGCCCGAGCTGGCCGCATCGCTTCCGTGTGCGGCGTTGGCGTCCACGAACCAGATGTTGTGCGGGTGCTCGGCGATGTCGTCGATGATGAGCACGCCGCCAGGCTGGCGCGTCGAGCCCATCACCGAGCGGTTGGTCGCGCTGCGCGCGAATGCCTGGGTGCCGACGAGCAGCACCAGGAGGGCGATGAGCCCGATGAGTCTGAGAGCCTTCATTGTCAGGTCTCCTGTCAAGGGTTGGGGGGCGGGAGCCGGGCGGAGGTGGCTCCCGCCCCATTCGCGTCGGCCGTCACGTGGCCGATTGGGTTGCCTAGTCGACGAGCGGATCCTTCATCAGGGTCGGATCGCTCGGATACTTCGGATCGCCCATGATGGCGAACACGGCGCCGAGCTTGGCCGCGCCGCCGTCGCCGTTGATGGTGGCGTAGACGCAGTCGAAGTTGTTGGTCACGTCCAGGTCGCTGGCCTTGATCTCGAACGCCCAGATGCCGCACTGCTCGCCGCTGTCGGTGTCGGTGTATGCCTCGTCGGCGGTGGCCTGCGTCGCGGCCGTCCAGCCGGTGAGGAGGCGGAGTGCGGTCTCGTCGGCGGCCATCTTGGTGTAGATGCGGCCGGTCTCCAGGCAGTTGAGCACCTTGTTGTCGCTCTCGGAGTTCGCCACGTCGGTGCACTGGGCGAGGGTGACCGTCACGTCGTCGCCGGCGGTGCCGTCGCCGAAGAAGACCACGAGCAGCATCGACTCGTAGTTCTTGAGCGACACGATGTCGGTGGTCAGTTCCCCATCGTCGAGGTCGACAGGGATGTTGAGCGGCACGATGTTGAGCCGCTCGAGGAGCTTGATAGCCATTGCGTTGTCCTCTCGTGTTTAGGTTGCCGAGGCTGCGGGTCGCCCGCGCGGGCGGCCCGCTATGCCTCGTGAGTGCCTCAGTCGCGCGTGATCAGCCGCACGAACGGCGACACGTTCTCGCCGCCCTTGCGAGGCGTCAGGTAGCGGTCCCACAGCGGGCGCCCGCCCATGCGCCAGGTGAACTTGAAGGCGGTCTCGTCGTAGTCGAAGCGGAGGTGGATCGACACGGCGGACTTCACGTCGCCCTTGAAGGCGAGGCCATACTTCGAGAAGTCGCCGAGCACGATGTCGCCCGCCGTGCCTGCCGCCTCGCAGTGCTCCGTGCGCGTGGCGGGGATCGCGTCGATTTCCTTCGCCCGGCCGTCGAACAGCGGCACGAGCGCCCCGCCCGTGCCCACGTCGACGGTGAGCGTGCGGAGCTGCTTGTGGAGGGTCTGGTTGTAGAACCACTTGGCGCGCCCTGCGCTCTTCGGATCGAGCTGCTGCTCCATCTGGAAGATGTTCTCGGTGACGACCGTCGCGGCGGCCTGGCCGTCTTCCGCTGCCACCTCGACGCAGATGGCCGTGTCGGCGAACGCACCGTGGGGCTTGCCGACGCCGTTGCCGAACATCACCCACTCGGTGACCTCGTCGCGGATAGCGGCGGATGCCTGCGCTTCGAGCCGCTGCGGCCAGTTGATCAGCGCGGAATCGCTGATCTCTTCCTCGGTGCAGTAGGCCAGCGCGCCGACCTTGTCGAGATCGATCTTCACGCGCCGCAGCTTCAGGTGGCTCGCGGTATACTGCTCGGCCTCGGCGATGCAGTAGACGACCAGGCCGCCGTAGCGGTATGTCGTGCCGCTGCGGTCGTGGTCGACCAGGCCGGTGACCGTGATCGAGTTGCCCTGGCCGACGCTCAGGAGGTCGCAGGCGCCAATGACGCCGATGTCCTCCTCGCCGACGCGCGTGATCACCTGGCGGCTGAACTCGGGGATGATGGCGAATCCGCCCTCCTCGCCGCTGGCCTCGGACTGGCCGCTCGGGGCCTTGTTCATCGCGCCCCACATCTTCTGCCACGCGGCCAGCTCCTCGCTCACGAACGGCTGCGCCGGGTTGCAGGCGTGCTTGACGTCCCTGAGATAGTGCCCTGTGCTCTTGAAGCCGCCGAGCGGATCGTCCTCGGCCATCGGCGTGCCGCCGGTCACGCGGATCTGCTTGCCGGCGATGGTGAGGCCCTGCGCCCCTTCGGTGATCGCCTTGCGCACGGCCTCGGAAATGCCCTTCTGGAGTTCGGCCACGCCCTCGGCGAGGGCGGCCTGCACGCTCGCGGCGTCCGCCACCTCCTCGGCCACGCCCGCGTCGACCAGGCTCTTGGCCTTCGCGGCGTCGAGGTCGAGCACACTGCCGGCCTCGTGTTCCGTTTCGCCGTCCGTCCACGCCTGGCCGAGCTTGACCTTGACCTTGCTGGCCACCTTCTCGGCATAGCCGAGTGCGACCAGGGCATCGGCCTGGCCTGCGTCCAGTTCCAACTCGGCGCCCTTGGCGTGCGACCCGCCGCCGGGTTCGTTCCAGGCCTGCAACAGCTTGACTTTGATTTTCACGGTTTGCTCCTCTCGCGTGTGTGTGTCGTTGTCCTGTGTCGTTCCTCGCTCGATGGCCGTTTGCCGTCGCTCGCCAGGTCGGTGTGCCTGCCCGCCGTCGCCGAGGCTTTGGCGGGCGCCAGCTCCTGACCCTGAGCGGCCGCACGGCCGCTTACACTCGCCCTCGAAGGGCGTTCAACGAGTTTTCAATCATCGCCGGAATGCTCTTCGACACGGCGGCGATCTCCGCCTGCACCTTGGCGTGCACCTCGGGCACGGTGCACACGGGCAGCGGGGCGGTCGGTGCCTGGCGCTTGGCGCTCGCGGGCGGCGCGGGCGGCGGCTCGGCCTTCGACGCCGCCACGATGTCCTCAAGCGTCGGCGTCGTGGCCGGCAGCTCGACGCCAAAGGATTTCGTGAACCGCTCGGGCAGTGCCTTGAACTTCGCGGTGGCCTGCACCAGGGCGTCGGGGTTGCACTGGATGGTGCAATACGCCCACTCCAGCGCGACCCACTTCGAGATGATCGTGTCACAGTCGGCCAGCTCCGGCCTGGCCTTGATGTCCTTGGGCGTCGGCTTGCGCATCTCGGTCGGGATAAAGCCGATGCTCTTGCCCGGCAGCCAACTCGTCTTGCCGTCGCCGTGGACCAGGTGCCACACGATGTCGGGCCACCATTCGCTCGTCTCGGGCAGGTCGTCGGGGCGCGGATGCGTGGCCGTCTTCGCGAGCCATCCGTTCACCGCCCCCTCTTTCACCCGCTTGACCCACAGGCCGCGGCCCATCGGCATCGAGTAGTAGTCGTGGCACCAGGTGGCGGGGAAGCCTGCCGCCCGCGCCTGGCTCCAGTCCGCCCCCTCAGGCAGCATCACTTCCTTTTCTCGGTCGACGGCGTCGGACGTGATCAGGCTGATGTCGGCCCGCTCGCCCTCGTCGAAGTCCATCGAGGCCGGAGCTTTCGCCCGCCGCACCACGAACAGGTCGGCGCCCGTCGTCGGGTCGGTGGCGTGGTGCTCCTCGACGTAGGATTTGCAGTCGCCGTTGAGCCCCTTGATGATGGTCTCGACAGCCGTCGCCACGCCGTCGCGCATCGGAATGCCGCACGGTCCCTCGGCCGCGCCGTAGAGCTTCGCCAGGGGCTTCATTCGGTGGTCTCCTGTTCGTAGCCCACGCCGGCGATCACCTCGTCGAGGGGCTTGAGGATTTCGGTGACAGTGCACGCGCACCAGGGGTGCAACGGCGGATACGGCGTCACGTCATACGGGCCATCGCCGCCGGTGTCGTGGAACGGCTGGCCGAGCGGCACGCCGTCGGGGTGGCTGGCGGCCACCTCCAGACACAGCGGGCAGGCGTCGGCCGACGCGAGCCAGCGGAAGCCCGCGACCATCCCGCTCTGCTCGGCGGCGATGAGCTGGCCGGTGTGCACGGCACGGCTGGCCTCGGTGGCGGCGATCCGTTTCGCCCGGTATTTCGTGGCCGAGGTGAACACGGCGTTGACCCGTTTGGTGAGTTCGGCCAGCGTGTTGTCGCCGTCCAGGATGCCCTCGGCCAGCTCGTTCTTGAGCTTGGTGATCGCCACGTTGAGCTGGTCGCTGGTCGTGGCGTTGGTCGATTCGGCGAATGCGAACGAATGCCCCTTGATCGCGTCCTCGACCTGGGGCAATTGCACGTTCCAGGCGGCGGCCTCATCGGTGGCTCCGAGCCTGGCCATCGCGTCCTTCGACCCCTCCTCCGCGTGAATCATGAGCACGGGGCGAGCGTCCTCGCCGAGCTGATCGTCCCAGGCCGACAGGTCGATGTCGGCATTGAGGTTGGTCGCCAGGTCTTTCGCGCTCGCGCCCGATGGGGAGCCCGCCACCTTGAGCTTGAGTTGGCGAGAGACCTGGCGTCGTTGATCGTCGAACATCTTGGTCAGGAGCTTGCGGAGCTTGGTGCCGAGCGGCAGCGTGCGCGTGTGCGGTTCGGCCTTGGTGGCTGGCCGCACGGCGAGTTTCTGCCGCGTGGCCGCCGAGGTCGCCGCGTGCTGGGCTTTCGCCGGCTCGGGCGGCTCATCCGTCGTGTCGTCGGCCGGCGGCTCCTGTGCGGGCTTGGCGGGGGCTGGCAGGGCTCGGGGTTCGGGCATCTCCAGCACCGAAACCAGCGTCCGCACGTTCGTCGGCACGAACCGGGCGCCGCCCTCGTCGCCGCCGATAGCCTCCTCGCCCTCGGCCTCGCGCACCTCGTCGAGCGACCAGCCGCTGCGCAGTCGCGATTCGCGGTTGCGGATCACGTCGGCGATGTCCTCGGGCTTCGGGTCGTCGTGCACCAGTGCCAAGCGGTGGGTGGGGTCGAACATCGGGACGAGTTGCGTGTTGATCGTCTCGTCGAACATCTGGCAGCGGGGGGCGATGGCCTGCTCGGCGTGCTGGTGTCGGGCGGCCTGGAGGTTGGCGAGGTTGGTGTTGGTGGTGAGCATCGCCATCGGCACCAGGGCGTTGTTGCTCACCAGCTCGCGCACCAGCTTGTGGGTGGACACGCCCTCCTCGTCACGCGACGACACATTGAGCACCTGGGCGTCGAGCGGCGTGGTGCCGAGGTAGAAGCCGTGGCTGCGCGCCCGCCTGAATTTCTTGACGAGCTGCGTCTCCAGGCGCTTCACCACGTCCTCGCTCATGTCGCCCTCGAAGCCAAGCTGCTCGTGGCTCTTCGGCGACAACAGCACGGGCGGGATGCTCTCGCGGTCGAGCGCCTGGTTGGCGCGTGCCAGGTGCTTGTCCTGGACGGCCAGACTTTCCCAGCTCGCCGCCATCCAGCTCGTGTAGCCGCGCAGCGGATCGGCCAGCGACATGAAGCGGTGCCAGATCACCTGGTCGTAGTCGAACGTCTCTTCGCCCCACTTGAAGCCCGTCACGGGCTCGGCCAAGGTCTTGCCCTTGATCGGCGTCACCTCGTGGGCGGGCAGCACGAACATCGCCCGTGGCACGCCGGCGAGCAGCCCGCCCGCGGGGGCGTCGACCACCGCTGGGCTGTGGCCCACCACCTCCAGGTAGAGTTGCGTGAGAAGGCGATTGGCGAATCCACTGCTCCGCGTGCCCGTGCCGTCGAGCAGGTCGAGCAGCGGATGGGATTCGACCTCCTCGATCACCACCGCCTTGCGCATCCACGACTGGAGATGGGCCGCCTTGGTCAGGCGGGCGTGTAGCTGCCTGCCGATGGCGCGGGTCCGCGCGTGCGGAGCCTTTTGCCCAGGCCCCGTGCTCACGAGCAGGCGATAGGGCACGGCCGCCACCCCCTCGGCATTGATCATCGCACAGGCGTAGGCCACGCTCTCGAACTCGCGCACCAGTTGGCGGGCGTTCGGCCGCCGGGTCGAGCGCCACGCATCGAGGTAGCCGATGCCGCCGCTCTCGCTCGGCCACTCGCCGCCGGTGGACAGGCGTTTCGCCCCCGCCGCCGCGTGCCGACAGGCCTCGGCGATCTCCGCGATCCGTGTGTGGGTCATGCGTTCGCCGTCTCGGCTCATTTGCTGGTGCTCGGTGCGAGGTGTTTGGTGCTCGGTCTGCCGAGTGCCGCCTTGACCTGCTCGGCTGTCAGGTCGATGGACCCGTGCGCGGTCACGAATGTCGCGGAGCGGTAGTGTCCCATCGGCACGTAGCCGTCGCCTGCTTTCGCTGCCGGCGGCCTGGTCATCGCCTTGTTCCGTGCGTTCGCTGGTTTCACGTCAGGCTCCTAATCCACATCCGACCAGATGGCGGGGTTGTCGACGTGCATCCAGGGCTCGTCGCCGTCGTTGGCGACGCCGTAGACCACGGGCTGGCCGGGCTCGCGGGGCGTGGCCTCGGCGGCGGCCGCGTCGGCCTGGCGGACGGTGCGACCGAGGATGCGTCGGGCTCCGTCCCAGGCGTCCGGGCCGTCGTCGTGGTCGCCGTTCGGCAGGTCGCAGAATTGGTCGAGGAGCCGTTGCTGGTCGCCCTGGCGTGTGTCGAACAGACACAGCCCCTGGCTGATCTCCCCCTGGTTCTCGAGGATGCGGTCGATCTTGTTCGTGGTGCTCTGGACGGCCGTGATGTAGGGCATCGCCCGATTGGCCCGCTCGCACAGGAGATTGGCCAGGTTCCAATACAGGATCTGGAAGCCGTTCTTCTCGGCGGCGAACCGCACGCCGGGATACCGATCCTGCAATTGCCACATGTACCGAATCACGTCTTCGGGACTCGACCGCCGAATCCAGGCGTCGAGGCAGTAGACGTGCGGATCGCCGGGCACGACGCCGAGCGTGATCCACGCCTTGAAGTCCGAGGTCTCCTTGGCCGTCGCGCTGGGGTCGAGGTAGGCCACCTTGCGCATCGCGCCGATCTGCTCGGGCGTGAGGGCTCGGCTGTCGTAGGCCTTGAACCAGTCGGGCAGGAACGGCGCCTCCTCGTCGGCCACGAGGCACTGGTATTCGGTGCGGGCGCGGGCGGGGCCGACGATGGCCATCGCACGGCGGATCGCCTCGGTGCTGTAGCGCTGCGGCCAGGTCGTCTCGCCGTCCTCGCCGAGCGCAACGTAGCGATGGAACTCGCAGAGCGCCCGCCCCGTGTCGTCGGTTTCGGCCGCCCGCTGCCGGGCGCGGTTGGCCAGGCAGTTGCGCCCGTACATGTTGCACACCACGTGGAACACGCTCTCGCCAGCGGGATCGTCGAGGGCGGGATACACATCGCCCCACAGCCAGTCCCACAATTTGTCCTGTTGCTGGCGACTGCGGTTGACGCGCAGGTCGTCGAGGTCGTCGCCCCGGAAACACTGGGGCCGAAAGCCGCTGCTCGACAGTGCGCCGCGCACCGATTGGCCTGTGCCGAAACACGTCACGCGGGAGCCGCACGCCGTCCAGTCGGTTTCCTCGTCGTTGCCCAGCACAGGCGCAATATCCTCGCCATAATCGGCCTTCAAACGGCGGTTGAACCGCAGCTCATTGCGGATGATATTGGCCTTCTCGGCCGCCGCGTCCTCGGTCTTGCCGCCGAGCACGATGCTGGTGAACCGCCTGTCCACGATGTCGAGCACGGTGCCGAGGATCACGTAGCGCGTGGTCTTGCCCGAGCCGCGGAACCAGCAATCGACGGTCGGCATCCCGCCACGGTTGCGGCGGTTGTCGGCCTCGGTGTGGAACTCGGCATCGCCGCACCGAATCCAGTGCGGGAAATAGGTGGCCAGTCGCTCGGCGAACGGCAGCCGCTTGCGCGCCGCCACGGCCTCGGGGCTCATGTCCGCGAACGGCTTCGCCTCCTTGCTCATCTCGGCAAGGATCTTCGCGAACTTCTCTTCCTGGGCTGGTGTCCACCGTCTCGCCACGGATCACCCTCGCAATGCGCGTGT